TCTAGAGCAACAAACTCAGAGAGGAACTTGTCGTACTCAGATTCAGCGACATGCTCAACAACAAAGCCATTGCTTGCTTCTCTAATGGTTACAGAATTAACTTTCATTCTAGTCCTTCAATATCTATGAAAGAAAAGAGCACTTCTTGTGCATCCATTCGTTCCAACGAAGCAGTTAAGTTTTCAGTGATGGCTTCACTCAGCACTTCTTCATTTAGGTAGACATTGGGTAGGTCTTTAGGCTTAAAGAAAACCTTTAAGTGGATGTCAACAGCAATCATAATCGTTCCAGTCTTTCTTCTACCAGTCTAGCATAGCCAATGATGTCATGCCATGAGTCATGATACCAAGGATCACCATTAACAATGCGAGAGATTTTGTTACAGATGAGATCAAGGCTTTCCTTCATATCATCATCCATCTCTTTCCACTCAGCACCTGATCTGACAGATTCTTTCAGAGCTTGTGAAACTCTAGAGACATCTTCTTTGTAGTTGCCATACCTAACGCCTCGCTGTATTAGTGTGTCATCTATGTTCATTGAATACCACCTACTGTCTTGGTGTTAATGGTAAAGCTGCCATCACCAAAGCTGTCATGATCTGCGTTGTAAGAGAAGTCACCAACATCAGCAAACATCTTACCGCAATACTCAACAAGCTTATTAGCAAGCTCTTCATCTTCTTCCATATACTGTACAGTTGCTGCCAATATAGTAGCCATACCAATCAGGTTATTCACATCGTCTTCACTGATAGTGAGTGGACCAAAGCCACTGACTAACACTTGAAAGTTGTTTGTATATTTCCCATCCACGATAGTAGGACGAAGGATTAGTGCAATGTCATTTGGCTTTAAGCTTGTGGAGGAGTCCATATCTGTCCTTCATATCTTCGTAGAAAAAGAAGCTGAGCATTCTCTAACACACGCTCAGCATCACCCTCGTAAGCTTCCAACACTTTGTTGTACAGCTCAAGTTCATTTGTTGTGTCCCCAATTATCTTGGCTGCTTTCACTGGACCAACACGGAACAATCCTTTGATGTTATCAGCAGCATCACCAGTAATCATCTGCGTATACAGCTTGACCAGAGCTTCCTCTGGCTTGATGTAATAGCCTAGATGTTTTACAAAGTTGTAATGCCATCCAACAATCTGATCTAAGTCTTTGTCTAAAGACACAATGACACAATTGTCACCAAGCTTTGTAGCTTCAATGGCAATGGTGTCATCAGCTTCTTGCCCTTCAGATATAGAAGCACCCCATTCTTTTACTAGGTAGTCTCTAAGAAAAGCTAGATGCTTAGGCTTAGGCTTGTCCACTCTGTTACCTTTGTAGGGTACAGTGGTGGCTATCTGATATCGGAAGTTGTTCTTACCTGTTAGGTGCATGCTCCAACTATCCACGAAGCAATCAGGATAGATGGTATCAACACCGCACATGAGGACATCAACAATTAAACGATCCAGTGTTCGCTGTGCCGTTGCCTCGTCTTCGTCCTCACATGCAGATGCTGCTCGATAAGCGAAGATGTCGCTATCGAACAGAGCTTTCATTTACAGCACATCCTCATCGTCTGCACTGATGCCGCTTGCTGCAGCATACTCAACCAAGTCAGTGACAACCAGCTTCTTCAATGAAGGGCTAACACCTTTCTTGTTCTTGTATGTCCAAGAGTATGAAGACACCAAGGCTTTGGCTTTGCTACCATTACCAATTGCTTCAGTAATCTCATCGTTCTCAACGTCAAAGACACGCATAGGCTTCTCTGATTTGCAAGTGATGTACCTGCCCATGTCAGCCTTCTTGTCTTCACCAGTCTGAACACTGATGCCCATCTCTTCCAATGCTTCAACAGCAGCATCAGACAGGTTGCACAGGTTAACCTGAAACTTGCCAGACATCTCATTAATCTTAGTGTGTTGACACCAGAACAAATCGGCCTTAAGCTTAATTGCTTTCTTTTCTTCACTCATAATTTTCTCCAATATAAAAACCCACTAGTAACGTCAGTGGCACTCACGCCAGTTGTTGCCAATCTTTCCTTCGGCATCTACTGGACAACGGAAACCTAGAGCTTCACCTGCCTTGGTTGCTGCTTGCTCTATGAGCCTAGCTGCTTCCTCTGCCTGATCTTCTCGCACTTCCCATTGTGTTTCGTCATGAACAAACGCTAATAGTTTAGCATTTATTCTCTTCTCTTGCAACAGCTTTGTTGATTCAATAAGCCATTGTTTTGCAATGATAGCACCTGCACTTTGTAGCAATGTGTTCAATGCTGCATGCTCAGATCTAACCCACACCCTGCGTCCATCCAGTGCAGGGAGATGACCCTTAGCCATCAGCTTAGATATCTTCTTCTTCAACTCAGCTAGGCCGGGCGTGTTATTGATAAAACTATCAATAAGTTTCTTGCCTTTGCTACTGTTACCACCAACAATCGATCCTGCTTTGGCAGCACCTGCACCATACAACACGCCATATGTCAGGGTCTTGGTAGTGTTCCTAGCTTTCTTGTGCTCAGGATTGTTATCGTCCTTAACAGTACCCTTCTCCACCAAGCCAAAGCTCTGTGCATTAAACCAGTGGATGTCACCCTTAAGCAACTCATCAATCCATTCCTGATCCTTTAGGTAGTGACCTAAGCAACGAAGCTCAATGCCTGACAGGTCAACACCAACCTGCTTATACCCAACAGGCACACGCCACATCTCTCTGCACTCAGCCCCAAAGGGACTACCCACGGCAGGAACTTGTGCCATGTTAGGGCTACTGTGTGTAGCTCTGCCAGTGACAGCACCATTAGTAGTTACCCTACCATGTACCCGTCCGTCATCCCCTACTAGCTCAAGCCAACTACTGATCTGAGCCACACGCTTTTGAATCATTAAGTATTCAGCTACAAGCTTAGCTTCAGGCAAGTCTATCTTCTCAAGCACAGCTTCATCCACAATGACATTGCCTTTGTCTGTCTTCTTTGTAAAGACAACACCAAGCCCTGCCAATCGCTCAGCAATTTGCTGTCTACTTCCGGGATTAAAAACGGTAATCTTATCCTTCAGTTGCTTGCCTGTCTTCTCTGAGATACGCTGCTCCACGATAGGAGGGAACACCTGCTGCATGCTCTCTTCAATGTCAGACATGCGTCCACTCAGTGTGGCGTTCAACACCATAGCTTTCTCCATGTCTAACATGAAGCCATTGTCTTCCATGCCACGGCAGATCAGTGCCACCGCATGCTCAAGCTGTATGCTCTGCAAGGAGAAGCCTTCCTTAATCAACACTGTTGATAGATGACTGTACAGTTTCTCAAGCAGCAATACATCCTGCTCACAGTAGGTAGCCATCTCTTGTGTCCATCCACCATCGAAGTCAGTGAAACCAATCTTGTGACTGCCTAAGCGGTAGCCCCATGCCTCTAAGCTGTGGGGAGTAGGGGCTTTGCCTTCCTTAGGAAGCACCACCTCAATGTCAGGTTTGTACAGCCGTGACATCACCAATGTATCCATCAACGTGTTGTCAGGAATGACAACACCCCATACCTTATTTAGTATGGGTGCGTCAAAGCCAATGATGTTGTGGCCCACCACTTGCTCACCCTCTAAGTATTGCTGCAAGCTGTCGGCTTCCCGCCAGTGTCTTATCTCACCAGTAACACTGTGCTTAGTAACACACAACCATATGGTGTCATGTTTCAGGTTTGTCTCTATGTCTAAGAAGATCATCGTCCTTGTCCTTATCATTTTGTCGGAGATTGTTAACATCTACCGATTGTTTGTAATCTTCTAATGAGTCTTTACCAAAGATGGCATTCCACCTAGTAGCCCACTCTTCATCAGCTATTGACTTGGGACGCTGAGTATGTCCCTTACCACCATCACTCGTCATATCTCTGCCACACCAATACAGGTGTGTCCTTTCCTATGTATGCACCCTCAATGTTGAAGAGAATATATTCATTGGCTTCCTCTTCAGACATACCATCTCTGTCCACAAATACTTTGATCATTAGATCGGCATCATAGACCAAGACCTCCACTCTCTCATTACCATTCCATACAGAAGCTTGTCCAATGATGGAATCATCAAGACCATCCCACTGTTTCATAGCATCATCCCTTCCATAGCATCATCAATCTCAAACATTCTGCCAGTGTCTTTGTTATAAAGCAAGCTGCAAGCAGGACCAGTCTGACCACTGTATCTGTTCTTCAACACCCTCACCTTGGTAGTGTTACGTTCAATGGGATCGTCAGCCTGACCGTTCCTCTCAAGCGATACCACCATGTCACTAAGCTGTGCAATGGCTGCACTACCCCTTAGCTGAGCTAAGCTAGTGACTGCTCCCTCTTCATGACCCTTGTCTGATGGACGCTTGAGGTGGCTAACGATAACTAAAGCAATGTTAGTTTCCTGCACAAGCATGCGAAGCTTGGTCATGATTTCATCAATGGCCTTACGCTCATCACCATTGTCCTGACTAGATACGATGATGCTTAGGTGGTCTAGGAATACATACTTACATCCTAGTCCCTTAGCCATATACTTCACACGATTAACAATGTTCTCAATGGCTGTGCTACCAAAGTGATCAAAGAAGTACAAGCGTCCAGTGCCTAGTGTCTTTTCAAATGCGTCCTTGCGTATGGCATCAGACACCACAGATGTAGGCAGGTGCAGAGGCGTGTCAGCAGCAAGGCTCATCATGGATAGGCTAGTCTTACGCACACTCTCTTCAAGAAACATCAAGCCAATGTTCTCACTGCTGTTCTGCAACAGATGCCAAACAATTTCCCTTAGGGTTTGACTCTTACCTAGTCCACTACCTGCTGTGAATGTGACTAGCTCACCTGCTCTAATGCCATAGGTAATATCATTCAGTCCCTTCCAAGGATAGAAACAGTCTGCTGCTTCCATTGGTTTAGACACTAACTCCCACAACCCAGTGCCACATACAATACCATCAGGTATGAATGGCTCTGCTGCCCACCAACGTGATACGAAGGCAGCTTCTTTGCCATCAGCAAGCCATTCGCATGCATCCTTATATTCAGGATCAGGTTTAAATATCTTGCACTTGCTGCCAAACAATTCAGCAACTTCCTTTGCTGCCTTCTTCCCTGCCTCATCACCATCAAAGCAAAGCACAATGTTTTCAAAGCTGTTGATGTATTCGTAGTTGGCCTTGGCATCTTTCAATGCACTACCTGCGCCTGTGCGTATAGACACAACAGGATATTTACTACCTGTCAATTGGTATGCAGCCAGTGCATCAAACTCACCCTCAGTGATGGTGAGATACTTACCATTGGATGGGTATAGGTTCTGTCCAAACAGAGTACCCTTGCTCCACCCACCCACTGTCGTGAACTTCTTGTCCTTCACCTCTCTACGCTTAGCTGCTACCAGTTGGGAGTTGCTGTCGTAATAAGGGAAGTAATAGAAGTTGTTACTTCTAACAACACCATATCGTTCCATTGTGGTTTTGTTAATGCGTCTATCAGCTACGCTAACACTGTAGCCTTCGTTGTATTCTTTCAAGAAAGAACTTGTATCTTTTGTCTCTGTATCTACATCTATCACTTCAAGTCTTTCATTGTTGGTTGATGGGATGTATGTATCACATACAAAACATTTGGTGGACATGTCTTCATTGATGGACAAGCCATCACTACTACCACATGTCTCACAAGGTAGGTGTGTTTTTAGGAAAGTCATGGCCTTTGTAAGTTACTTTGTTAGTCTTAAGCACAGTGTCGTACCCCTGAAATAGCTTAGCCATTCTAGCATCGTGCATAGCATGGAGGCCAATTAATAAATTGGATACCTCATCTTCATCGGGCTTCTTCTCTCTGTCCAACAACACCCACAACACAGAGTCAATGTCTTCTCTTGTCATCCATGCTGCTAGGATGAGATCTTCTAGTTCATGTAGTTTCATTTTTTCCCCTTGCTCGGATGGCTTCTGCAATAACTGTTGATGGATGAAACCAACCTACTGCCCACTCATCTGCAATCTTTGCACACGCCTCACGCTCCATGCGAATGGCAGCTTTGATGGCATTAGCTTCCCAGTTATAGGGCTGACCCTTCATTGAATTCTCACGTTCAATGCGAGCAAACTCATCGTCTTCATCTGTGTGTATCATTTTGCTGCCTCCATATACAAACCCACATTACCCAGTGCATAACCAACAAAGGCTATGCCTAGCCCAGTGTTACCTTTGAGTAGCAGATCCACTGCCACCACTGTATACACTACACCTACAACTGCGATAAGCCATGCACTCATTTGTTCACCTTGAATTCCTTAAGCACTCTCATAGTTGCTTTAATAAGTTCCATGTCCTGAGATGGCTCAGGTAAATTACTTTCCCACCGAAGTAAAAACTCCAGTTCTTCTACAACGATAGCTTCAATCTCTTCTCTTGTCATATGTTTCTCCTTATCAATCTAGCATATGAATCTGTATTACTACAGTAACTTTTTATCCACGCCTTACTACTATCACGCTCATACATACCCCTACATTTAGAACATCTGTACATCATGTAAGCCCCCTCATTTCCTGTGTCACTGTTGCACTACGCAAGGTGTTCTTGATGTAGGGTGTTAGGCTTTGCGGTGTGGCATGGCCTGACACTGACATGATGTTGGTGATGGGTACACCCACCTCAATCATCTCTGTGATGGCGGTCCTTCGCAAGTCCTGTAACACCAAGTCATTAGGCAAAGAAGCATCAATCATAATTTGTTTAGCTACTCTAGACAAGTTAAACAAACTGTAAGGTAGCAAGCCACCCTTCCTATCAGGAACATTAGATGGTGCAATGTATTGCTGCCAACCAAACTCAGCATGCTGTTGTCTCAGCATAGTTAGTAACCCCTGACTTGTGGGGATAGTCACCCTAGACCTACGCTTGCTTTGTTCCAAGTGCAACACACCCTTCTCTAGATCCACCTGATCCCATCTAAGCTTACGCATGTCACCCATGCGCTGTCCATACTCATAGCCCATCTGCACAATGAGTCCTACATTACGCCACTTGAATGTGGAATAGGCAGTGTTCATGAATGCCCTAACATCTTCCCTGCTCCACACAGTTCTGCGAGGCTTGTCTGCCCTTCGTAGCACCTTGCTGAATGGGTTGTGCTTGATGTAGCCATGACGAATAGCGAAGTTGAATAGCAAGCGATACACTGCCAAGGTGTGGTTAGCTAGGCTAACACTGTGCTCAGCATGCTGTTCATATATCTTCTGACAATGCGGTGTGACTAAGTCACCTAGCTTACACTGATACAGACTAACACCATTGGCTCGGCTGTCCTGCCATCCCTGTAGGTAGTAGATGTAGTCACGCTGTGCCTTAACACTGAGCTTTGTGTAAGTGATGTTGTTCCTGTATGCCTTGACTAAGTCAGCCACCTTCGTCTTCTCAGATATATCTTTAAGATATCTAAGCTCTTTACGCCAGTTGTCTAGCTGAGCATTTAGTTCTTCAGCTAAGGCAAAGGCTTTGGCTTTGTCTTCCCCAAGCACACGCCTAGCCACCACCCCTGCATCCACTGCATCCTGTGGTGGGTTGTAGCGATACTTGAGGACACCTTCGGTGGCCTTAGCCAGTGTCACATAGCGAGGCAAGTTCATTCTTGTTCCCTTGCATTCATCATCATGTCAGCCATCTTGTACGCCCTTGCAGGGATCGCTTCTTCTTTAAGAACCCATCCATGACCAAGCATAGCTTGCATAACCTTAGCTGCAAAGTAGTCACGCAAGGTCATGCCATCTTTGAATTGATCAGGGAAAGCTGATTGCATATTATTATCACTCATCTGTTCCTCCTAGTGCATAAAGTTTCTCAGCCATATCAATTAGTTCGTCCTTCTTCACAAGCTTATCAAGCCATCGTGTAGGTATACCCTTCAGTCCATACTTACGCCCTGCCAACATACCTGTCACAGCACCAACAGTGTCAGCGTCATAGCCTTTGTTCACTGCCATCACTAAAGCTTTCTCAAAGCTTGATGTTTCTCTCACACATTCCCATGCCATGTTGTATGTATACATGATAGTTCCTGATGCATACACATCACGGAAGTGTTTGAGATAGTCGAAGTTGTCCTCTGCCTTTCCTGACATAAGCTCAGCCACAAACCCTGCAATGTAATGCACAGTGTCTGCATTGCCATGTGTCATTAACGACACAGCCACACTCTGTGCCACAGCACTAGGCATGTTGTTGTGATTGGCAAGTACAATGGGAGCAAGCCTCATGATAGATCCGTTACCACTGGAACTATAGCTACAGCTACCTGCATAGGGATGTGTCGGAGTGATGCGGTCAATGGATTCACTGCATGTCCTGCCAATGTCAAAGACATAGTTGCGAGTACCAAAGTGGCCTGTCTTCTTCCACATCTTGAAGTTCATGGCAATGGCCTCAGGGTCAAAGCGTTTGCTGCTTATGTATGCATCAGCAATAGCCACAGCCATAGCACCATCGTCTGTCCACTCACCCTCGGCAGTGTTGTGTACACCACCACCCTCCATCTCTGTCAATGTCTTCGTCATCTCATGTGGTCTGATGAATTCCAATGGAGCACCCAGTGCATCTCCAATGAACAGACCCATGAACATACCAATTGCTTTATCTTGATGCATGTATTTCCTTATGCAGGGGACTAAGCCCCTGCCTTGTTTAATTAAGCGAAGGCAATGTCTTCGGCAATGTCCCACAACTCTGAGTTGATGCGGATGTTTTCTTTCACACTGCTAACAGGCCGAGCCTTACGAGTCACACCATTGGGGTGCTTGTCAGACAGACTCTTAACGAATGCATTACCACGGATAACACCTTCCTGAATACGATTGAACACAGTGAATGCATCCATGTAGTTGTCTTGAGTGCGGTGTAATTTCAACACATCAGCAATGGTTTGAGGGGTAGCATACACACCATTGGTCTGCTGTTCAAGCATGTCCCAACGTGTCTCAACACCACGCTTAGCCATGATCACTGACTGATGTGGGTCAAGTGTCACACCACGCAGTCTCTCAAGACGCTCCATCATGGTGGGCAATGTAGCCACAGTGTTCTTAAGCATCTCTTCAAAACCACTCAGTGCCTTGCTGTGATAGATGCGAGACTGGAAACCATCACCTGCAATGAGGCCATTGTCACAGATGAAACGGAAGCAACCTGCATACAGTCTCACTGAGCCAGTGCCATCGTGAGAGTTGTACAAGATGATCTCAGGACGAATGTCAGCAGTGCCGAAGTCAATGTCCCATGTCTTAGCGAAGGCTACCATGTGACCTGAGTGAGCAGGGTTGTTCTTACGGCTACGCTTTTGTGCTGCTTGCACTGGTGCATATCCATAGTCTTGCATCACTGTGATGATGTCGCTTGTGTTCAATGACACATAACGATCTGTAAGGCGGTCAGCCTTGGTTGTGCTGAAAGCAGCAGGGGCAAGTTGTTGGATACGCTCTGTAGAGAGAGCAGAATTGTTAACATTGCGAGAGAAGATTACATGTTTAGCCATGATGTTTCCTTAAGAAAAGTGAATGAGTGTCAGCAACTGACGCTTAATTATAACCACAAAATTAGGGGCAGTGTAAATACCCCTACAGTTTACTCGGGCTTTCTAGCCAAAGGTATTACATCCATCCAAGCCACTAGATGAATAGTGTCTCCGAACATATCTAGGCAGTAGCTATACATGCCATCGATGTGATCGAAGTAGTAGACAGCCTCAGTGCGAGGGCATTGTA